GGAGGCTCTGCACGCAACCTATGCAGACCTCGCCGAACATGTGACGAAAGTCTCTCACGGGACGGTCACCCTCCCGCCAGTAGTCTTCGTGGTCAAACGCGACGACAGGGCGTGGGGTCACATCACCACCCGCCCAACATGGGCAACACCGTACGAGGCGCCCGACGAGGACTACGCCTACGCACCGTTCGCGGTCTCAATCGGACTGGGCACGGTCACCAAGTACCACGGTTTCTACGAAATCATGGTCTCAGCGGAGAACCTCGCCCGTGGCGGGCGTGACGTCTTCGGGACAGTCGCCCACGAGGTCGCCCACGCCATCAACATCGTGCGAAATGTGGCAGATGTCGACGTCAACGGACGACACAACAAGAAATTCAAGCAGACCGCCGAATATTTCTTCGGTCTTACGATAGAAGAATACGCCCCGAACCATTGGGCGGGATGGACGAAGACCACCGTCGGCACGGACTGCGCCAAGAAATGGGACGCACAGATACGACGCATCGACGACGGCATCGCGGTCGCCTCAGGCTACGACGAAAAGAAATCGGGCGGGCTAACTGGCGGAGGTCTGTTCGTCGGCGGAGGAGAAACGCCCAAGGGACGCGACAAGAACGCCCTCAAGGCGGTCTGTGGTTGCGGGTCAATCATCAGGACATCACGACGCGCCCTCGACAAGGGCATCACATGCGGAGGGTGTGACGAACCGTTCATCTTCGTCGGGTGACCCCCTCACCCGCCCCCCATCGCCTCGGGCGTGGTCTTCAATGACAGATGGGGACAATGTCTTAGGACAGAAACACAAACCAACGAAACAGAAAAGGGGAAAGCAGTGAACGGATGGCAGAAGAAGTGCATGAACGATGAGGTCTTGCGCCTCGCACATGCAGTCAAGCACGAGCAGTGGGACAGAATCGAACGCCACCTACAGGTGCTCGGTTCGTACGTCGCACGCAATCGCAAGGAGCAGGAAGAGCGAGCAATCGCAACACTGCGCGAACTGATGGAAGCCAAGCGGGGAGCCTGACCTAAGACATGAACCAACCAACATACACACAGGACGAACTCGACAGGCTCGTGATGGTAGAACGTGGTCTCATCGCCGATGCGATACGCGAAGCCATCAACACACACGGAAACTGCCCGACAGTACGGCAAGCGGTGTACCTCATGGCAAAGGCAATGTTCCCAAACCACTTCAAAGAAGCCATGTCCATGGTCTACATCGAAAGCCCTCGCGAGGCGCGTCAAGTGTTCGCATGGTACGAGGCTTGCGGACTCGGCGAAGGAGCCTGACCTAAGACAGGAGCCCCAGCCCATCGAAGGATGGCACAAGCGTCAAGGCTTGACTGGGGCACTAGCAGTCACTAGACTGTGATACAGTAAGACACACAACAACAAGAAAAGGGGATAAGAAATGCAAGAGACAGCAACAGGGACAACGAAGGTACTTCACTTCAGACCCGCAACGAAACCAAACAATCGGCTGTGGGTTGCCCAGCAAGGAAAGTTCATACGCAGTATCGAAGGCGTGACGTCAGCGCAGGTCGGCGAACTGTCAATCATTCGACCATCCGCCAACTCCAACATCCTCGACGACGAGGTACTCGAAATCATCTACGACGTGGAGATGGCACGAGAAGCGAACCAGAAAATCGACGAGCCGATAACCGTGACCAAGGCATACGTCAACAAGGAAGACGGTCTCATCTGTGCAGAATTCGTCAACACCATCGACGACGGATGCGACCCACAAGACACAGCGTTCCATGTTTGGATGGGTCAACCAACATTCACCATCGGAGACAAGACTTACGACAGGAACCAAATCAAGACCTTGGTCTATCGTGTCAACGCAGGCTCGGGGACACAGGTACGCAATGCCCGCAACATCGCTCAAGCACAGGAGAAAGAGCGTGTCGCAAGACAGGAACATGAGACGCGGGTAGCCAAGGCGTACGCGGAACGTGACCTCAGTGGATGGCAGGACTACAGAGTCAGGGAAGCAATCGACAACGCCCAAGCACGAGGTGTGTTCTGGGAGATGACATCAGACGAACGACGCGCACACAAAGACAAGCGCGAACAGGTCGTACGGGAATTGGCGGGCATGTACTACTCCGAACTGTGGGCGGTCGTGAGGCAGTCGCTCGGCAAGTTGCGGTGCGAGGTGAACTTCATCGACAACAGCGCAGACCCGTACGGATTCGTGACCCCATCAGAGGTTGCCCTCTACATCCTCTACAGATGGGCAGACGATTACTCAGACCGTGACTTGCGAACCTACTTTGCCAAGCACTTCATCGACAACTACCTCCGATAGTCAAGACGTAAGACAGCAACAACCAACCAACAAGAAAGGGAACAACAATGGAACGAGTCACCGAACGTCAGTTAGAACAACTGGCGAAAATGATTCAGGAAGAAATGCGATGGGCAGGTCTCATCACATCAACCACGGAGCGTGTCATCGTGGATATGGGAAGCAAAACCTACGGGCGTGCCTACCGCATCTACACCACCGACATCGAGAAGGGCGGGGGCTACAGCGACGCACCGCTCCATCTTGGGGACGGATACCTCGGTCAGACCAAGCGCGAAGCGTGGCTCTGCCTCCGCTCCATCCTCCGCACGTTCGAAGCAATTCGACACTCGAAGAAGGAGAACAAGTAATCATGTCTTACGTCATCAGAAAAGACCTGGTCGCGCAGGACTTGGCAATCCCTGACGCACGCTACGACGGTCATTACACAGATGACTTCGTGCGGACGCTCACGTTCGTCGCATGGGTGGATGACAGCACCTATGAAGATGACGAGGACGGGGCAGTCGCCAAGTTTCACAACGCCGAAGGCGAGGAGGTCTACCTCTACAGCATTGACCTTGACTACATCAACGAAGGAGAACAGCAGTGACTACCACAGCGCAAGAACTGTCAGCCAACATCGGCAAGACTGCCACGCTCAATGTCGCAGGGACACCACTGAGTTTCTCTGTCGTAATACTTGATGCGAGGAAGCGATACGGGAACCTCGACTACAAAGTCAAGCCCGTCGCAGGTGAGGGTGAGGCGTGGCATCAGTCGACCGCAGTCACTTTTACGGATGGTCGGGAGGCTCAGTGAAATTCGGGTACTTGACAAACGTAACTATCTGTGATACGCTTACAGGTGAACCAACAAGAAAGGGGAAGTAATGGCAATAACAAAACTGGTCGACCTCGACTGTGACCACTGTGGCATCTCTCACGATGACCCATTTGGCAACGTCAAGATAGTTCGACTCATAGCAAAGCGAAGCGGATGGGAGTACCGAGACGGTCAAGACATCTGCCCAACTTGTGCCAATCCAAACGAAGAAGACGAGTCGGAAGACTAGTCGGCAGGGTGACTGGCAGACATCGAGGTTCAAGTCCTCGACACCCACAATGTCGCAAGACAGAAACACAACCAACAACAAGAAGGGACAGCAATGAAAGCAGGAGACAAGGTGGTCATCACCAACAAGTTCCACGCTTACGCGGGAGCCGACGGTGTTGTGTCAGCAATCGCCGAAGACGAGGATGGTGTGATGGTGTTCGTCGTCGTCGGCAACAAACAGGAAGTCATGGTCGAACCATCGGATGTGAGGGTCGTATGAGCATTGAGCGCACGATGCGATGCCTTGGCATCACCGAGAACAAAGCACAATCACTCACGGCATGGGCAAAGCGCAAGGCAATGACCATGTCTATCCAGTCACGCACCACCAAGACGTTCTATGCAGAGCACGACGAATGGGATAGCAAGTTTGGTGTCGACATCAACTACTACATCGACGAGAATGGCGTACTCAAAATCATCGCCTATCCAATCGACGAGATGGGTCAGACAGACACCGACACCAGCCGTGAGGTTGTGCTTGTCCGTACGAAAGTGAAGGTGGCAGGATGAGAGTCGACACAATCATCAAGTGCCTGCAAGATAGGTACAAGCCAGGGGACGAACTCGTCATCGCTTGGTGGGACATCGACTCAGGCAACTCACTCATCGGAGCCGACGACGATGAAGACATTCAACCAATGACCGCCGACGAATGGGCACTCACCTGCCATGCACTCGAAGCCTTGACAGACCGTGCCAACGAGGACGTGTGCGACGCAATCAGATGGTCAGTCGAATGTCAAAGGTCAGGGTCGTAAGACATGAAAGTCGGAGAACAGGTAACAATCACCAGCCCATTCCACATGTATTACGGCAGGACAGGAACCGTTCAAGGCGTAGTGCCTGACAAGTACGGTCTCGCCGTCACAGTTCTACTCAACAACGGTATCGCCGTGTTGATAGATGAAAGCAACATCACACCAAACAAGAAAGGGAAATAGCAATGACAACCGAAAATATCGGGGACGTAATCATCAGACAGTTTGAGGACTTGCGTCTCATCGTATCCAATGGGATACGCGACAAAGCAATACCAGCACTACGAGGTGTCCGCCTCTTGGAACAACTCAACGCAACCCAGTTCGCGTTCGAGGAAGCCTTGCGCCAACTCGCAGACATCACCACAGGAGACCCACAATGAGCGAGAACATCAAAGCCCTCATCATCTTCGTCAGCCTATGCGTAGTGTTCGTATCGGGCGTATCCCTCGGGCGAGACTTCTCACGATACGAAGAGCGTGAACGTCGCCGTGAAATGTACCGTCACCCAGCAGGAAAGGGACGTCATGCAAACAATGGATGAAGTCTTGACCGACTGGGTTCACGAACACATCCCAACGGAGGGCATCGCACGAGACGTCATTGACATCTTGGCGAAACGATGGGGGTGGACTGTCCTCCTTGGCAACGAGGCAGAACAGTACGCCACCCAGGGTGATGTTCAGACGGACACCGAAACCACCACCCTGTAACTGGATAGTGGAGGCTGGCACATCTTCCCCCCGTGTCAGCCTCTACTGGACAGGTCGCACCTACAACACAGCACGAACCACCGACTCATGTTGGACAATCCATCTCAGCAAAGCACAGCGATTCCAAACGCGTGCGATGGCAGAATGGTCAGCCCTCAACTGTCCCGCATGTGACGGTAGACAACTTCGATACAGGCAGATAGATACGCTAGTATCGTAAGAGAGTAGCCCTGCTCCCGAAGTCCCCCCTTCGCTTCGGTCGTAGCGGGGCTATTCGCTTTCTATCCCCTTGTTGCGGAGCCTTTGGATAGCGAGACGTTCGCGTGGTGTGCGCCCACCGAACACACCGAACCGCACAATCTCATGCACCTCAGCCTCCATCGCCAACTCGAAACACTGATTCCGATACTTGCAGAATCCGCACACTCTCTTGGCTTCTTTGTATGGGTCTGTCTCTTGGTAACCGCGAGCGATGTCGGGGAAGAATATCTTTCCGTCCATGCCTTTGCATGGGGCGTTGTCCCACCAGCCGAGTTTGCTCATCTCTAAATCTTTCACGATGGCATGCGTGCCCATCAACTATTCCCTTCCTTACTTATTCCAGTTAGTTTCTTTCACCATTGACAGGCATCCTAGATACCCGCAGGCATCCACCAAACTGTCGTGCGACCATGACCCACGTTCCATTGCTGTCCTAAGACGGGACATCTTGACCGCAACCATGAACAGGATTGCCTGCTCCACCGTCAGATGGATACCTGTGAACGCTTCGAAGATGTCACGGGTCTGTGTGTAGTCGTCGTGAGGGTGGGCGTATGCCTGATGTCGGTCGCCTGTGATGAGGTCGTATGCCTCTAACAGGACTTCGGCTCCATTAGTTTCCATGTTCACGGTACGGGTTCCTCCATTTAGTTGCGGGACAGTTCGCTTCGATGGCTTCACGATGCTCGTCGTTCTCGTAGATGCGCATAAGAAATACGCATGGGTCTGAACCGTCAATCATCTCAGCATCCTCGGTGATGGTGGTGGGGAACCCATCATGGTTCATGCAGACAGGTGGACTGACATAACCAGCACGCAACCCAATCTCCAACCACTGTTCCATTGACAGTTTCATAACATCCATTAGAACGCTTCTTCTTGCAGGAACTTCGGTGTGCCGAACGCCTGCGCAATCTGACCGACAACCTGCTCAGTCTTGTCTGCGATAACAGGACGGAACCTGCATGACAAACCAACCTCGTCAGCAAGAATCTTGGTTGTCCACTTCTTCTCACCCGTCTTCTTGTCCTCGTATGAGGAGATGTCCAACTTGCCGACGACCATGACATGCGAACCTTTCTCAATGGAGGAGGCGACATGCTCGGCGAGTTGCCCGAACACGGTGACGTTGTGCCACACGGTCTGCTTCTTGTCGTCCTTGCCTGAGGTGGTGGCGAGGGTGAATGTTCCCATAGCCAGCCCGCTTGCGGTGTACTTCAACTCGACAGGTTTGCCTGCGTTGCCGATAACGGTGATGGTATTCATTTCTTCCTTCTTTCTTGTAGGGGCACACGGTTATTCGTTGTGCTGTTCTTGTCCCGCCCTGTGCAGTAGTGCATGGGTGGTTCGAGAAGTCGTACAAAGGTAGAGAGACTCATCGCACAGCGGTCGCAAAACCATTCGGCACGGGTTCTCCCCTTCATGTCGGTCATCCTATCTCAGGGGTAGATTGCCCAAGGTCCCCAGCCCCAGCCGTAACGCTCAACACCGTAACGGTGAATGACCAGACCTGCCGTAAGACAGGTGGCTGGGTCGAACAGGTCGTTTGCTTTGTTGATGACTCCGTTCTGACGAAGGTATTTGGTCCAAAAGCGGTTGACCTGGAGCAAGCAAAGACTGCCACCGTTCGGGTCGTGCGGGTTGAACGCATCGGCTTGCCCTCGTGACTCGCGCCAGATGACACGGTCAAGGATGGGGAGGTCTTTCTCTGCCCAACCCACCTGCCGTGCCAGCGTCCACCATTGGGGGACTTTGGCTGTGGCTGGGATGGGTAGAGGTTCTTCTCTAACGTGACGGATATTCATGCGACTTGCTGGCGTCCCTTCTTTCTCTGCGGTTGGCATTGCCATTGCCATCGCGCCCCCCAAAATTACTGCGGTTACTACTGTGGTACTTGCGATTCGTTTTATCATTCGTCCTCTAGTCGTAGGTGGATGATGTCATCAGGTCTTGTACCTGATTGGGGTATAGCAGAAATCCTTTCGCTGGGTTGTCGGAATCTGGTGCGGCTACCAACTGCCTGAGGTTGGCGAGATTATGTTTGAGGTAGCGTTTCAGTCTGGGTACTTCTATTATAACGAACCCTGTTGGCGCGAACAAATACACCAACCAGCGGGCTTCTGTCACAGCAATACCTGACGGCTTCCATCCGCTATTGCGTGGGTTCTGTTCGAACTCTACGAAGATACGTCCGTTACGGAAACGGTCATACTTCACTTCGAATGACCCCTGACTTATGTCAGCAAGAAACTGTGTGACAAGTTCTTCGCCTTCATGCCCGAACGCTAGGTCTTTAGTGAAGTCGAACTGTTTGATGTCATGCGATGGGGCGTAACCCTCCGTGCGCGATGGTGCATCAGGTTCATTATTGTAACCAGGCACTTACGTTTTCCTCGTAGTGAATACGTGCGCCTTCGCAGTCTCCTTCTTGGATTGCTTCGTGCATGATGCCCGCAATGTTTTTCCATTTGCGTACTTCTTCTTCGAGACGATGAATAGCCTCGGTCATAGTGGGTAGCGGGTCACTCATCACCGTATCCTGCCTTATGTAAGAGACGCACCATGTCTTCGAGGCGCATCACTGCGTACTGTTCCTCGCCCGTGTTGTGACCGTTACGTTTGACGACAAGGATGCCGTAGTCTGCGCCAGCGTTACGGGTCTCCGACACGGTCTCTTCAATCCACGCAGATAACTCGTGGCGTTTCGCTGCTTTACATTCGAACACCAACGGTCCGCATCCACCGATGTCCCCCTTGTCGAGTGCGCCTTGGAGTGCGCGACGCTCAGCATGGGGGAACCCTGCGGTTTGTAGGTAGCGGGCAACCAAGGTTTCGAATCGTGTGCCGATGATTTTGCTTCGGTTAGCCACGGGCAACCTCGCTCTCCAATAGGTGACGGATGAGGGCTGACCTTGATACTCCGCGTTCTTGGCAGAGACGTTGCATGGTTTCCGCCTGTGCGCTGGTGATACGCAGGGCAATCATTTTTGTTGAACGGTCTTTGCCTGTGGGGTCAACGGTTCGTTTCGCTGGCATCATGCACCTTCCTTGAACGCCTTGAGTTCGTTGAACGCTTCACGCAACTTGGCGAGGTCCTCGACAGTGGCGTTATCCAAGTCGACGCCCGCGTTCTTGGCGACCGTCAATGGTTGGATGGCTGACTTGGCGCACGCCATGAAGAACTGGTCTAACTGTTCTTTGCTGAGTGCGCTGTTGGCTGGTGCGGGTGCTGTCTTAGGTACGGATGGGCGTGTTGGTGCGTCCTGTGATTCCCATTCTTGTTTCGTCCACAGCGACAGGCAGATACCGAATCGCATTGCGGCGTTACGAAGGAAGTCTCCGACAAGTTCTTTGTCGAGGTCAGCCTTGTCGTGTTTGACTGTGCCGACTCCGAGCATCTGCTTGCCGTGAACGTAGAGGTGTCCCCACATGACCGCCATGCCGTTGACGACGTGGATGGCGGGGCGTCCGTTGTCCCAGCCTGCTGGTTCCCACCACCACATCGGGTCTATCTCGATGAGGATTTTGGTGATGTCTGCGTGACCGACGAAGTCAAGTTGGGTTCCTCCGCGTGGGAGTTTGCCAACAATCTTCGGGTCAGGTACACCGTACTTGTCAAGGATGGCGCGTAGCGCTGTGTTTGTTTCTGCGGTTTCCATTACTTCTCCCCTTTCAGGAGCAACGTGCGTGTGGTGACTGGCTTGCTGTACTTGTTGGCGAGGTCTGGCTCCATCGCCTTGAGTGTCTTGATGTCAAGGGACTGCCAGGTTCGCCCCTTCCATGTGGCAATGATGGTTCCGTTGACGGTGGCGTACTCGTTCTGCCCCATCAGTTCGCACAGTTCCGCTTTCAGTTTGTCCTCAAGTTCATTGAGACCCTTGAGTTCCCGTTTGACGTGCTTTAGTTGTGCAACCAAATCCTCAGCCGAAGCAGGTAGTTCGACAGTCGTAGGCTCAGGCTTCGCATAGCGTGTGCTGATGGTTTCATAAGACCACGAAACTCCTTCGGGTGTAATACCTAGGTCGATGCAGGTCAACCATTTGGATACGGCTTCGACATGCTCCGCCTTCTCATCAGCGGACACATCCTGTCTTACAACATGGAACGCCATTGTGGAGTCAAAGATTCCCCAAGTGATGTGGTCCACGTCCGCGCAGATGGCTTGCTGGATTCCTTGGATACGCCAGTAGTCGAACAGTTCCCCGTCGAATGGCTGGGACAGGGTCTTGATTTCTAGGACGTGTCGGGTGTCGCCGTCCTCGTGGAAGCCGTCGAGTGTGGCAATCATGCGGGCTGACCCGTCATCTGATTCGGCTACGAACATTTCCTCGGGGGTGTCGTAGTTGATTCCTGTGCGGTCGATAGCCCACTTGATGCACAACGGTTCGAGGTCGTTGCCTCGTGTCATTGCCCAGGTTGGTGCGATAGGTGCGGGGGGTATGTCACCTAACAGTTCTGCGGCGTACTGGTCGGTGGGTACGAATCGGTGTAGCCCATAGATTGCGGCGACCGCTGAGGCAGAGACACGCTTGCGTTTCTGTTCGTCCCAGAATCGGACGGCTAGCCAGTCGGCTTCACCGTGTGTTGGTTTGGATATGCGGTAACGCTTCATGCGTTCTCCCTTCGTTGTCCTTCACCAACCACCCTACACGAGGGTGATACCGTATGTCAACTAAAAATCTTGAAGAATTTTCAGGTCACGCACCATGCCAACAGGGATGTGGATTGCGTGGATGCCTTCGGTTTTGCAAATCGTTTGCCACAGTGTGACGTGCTGGTCTTTGGAACCTGGTTCACCGACAGGAATGTGGTAGCCGACCGAGTTGACAATGCACTCACCGTCATCTTCGTAGTCTTTGAGTTCAAGCCACCCGCCGTCAGACATGTGGGTGTCTGCCCATGTGACCATGACGATGGGATAGCGGGTCCCTTGTTCCATTAGTTCAGGCTACCAGTTGGGTGTGACGCTGTTTCTGTTCGAGGATTTCGCGGTCCAATGCCTGCAAGGTCTGGAAGAATTCTTCTTCTTCGGTGTGCCCCTGGACCCTTGCTCGGACGAGGTATTTGCGGATGGTGTATAGCATTTCAGTCGTCATAGGGATTGCGACGATAGCACCCCAACTAAACGCTTTACGATTCCTCAGCGATGGGTTTCGATATGCCTATCCAACTTGGAATCAACACGGTCAATCTTGTCTTCGACGTTGCCCTGTTTCTTGTACACCATCTTCAACATGCCCATCACGACCTCATGGTCGGAGGCATTATCCTTCTTGAACTTTTGGATGAGGGTGACTATGACGCTAAAAGCACCAGCGACAACAGCGCTAAGAAAGACAGCCCAGCCACCATCCACATCAGGCTCCCTTCGATTCCTTCCACGCCTTTACCCGCTCAGGCACATCATCGCCTGCGACGTAGCGTAGATGCCACGGCTCTGACGGGAGTACTTCCCATGAGAATCCGAACGAGGTTGCGTTATTTGCGAGCCACTCCAAACGCTTCGGTTCTGCCGCATTAGAAATGTCAATGGCGATACCGAGGTTATGGTTTGAGGTGCCTGGGACTGCGAGAGGTGCCAGCCCCTTCTTCAGATACCACGCCTTGCCCTTGTAGATGCGTGGCTTCTGCTTCATCAGTTTCTTGTTCTTCGGCTTGTCGGTGTATCGCTGGAAGAATCCGTACTCCTGAACCGCAAGTGAGCGATA